GGAGATGACTCACTACCATGGGTTAAAATCTTTGAACACGGCTTTCAAGGTCCTGGTGGTTGGTTAATCGACAAGTGTTTGACTACTAAGAGCCAGCAATGTCCAGTATGTGAACACAATAACAAATTGTGGAATTCTGGTATTGAAGCCAATAAAGATGTTGTACGTAAACAAAAGCGTAAGTTGAGTTATATTGCTAATGTGTATATCGTATCTGATCCTAAGCATCCAGAGAATGAAGGACAAGTTAAATTGTTCAAGTTCGGTGCCAAGATTTTTGAGAAGATTACAGGCGTTATGAATCCTACATTTGAAGATGAGGCTGCATTCAATCCATTTGATATGTGGACTGGTGCTAACTTCAAGTTGAAGATTACTAAAGTTGCCGGCTATCAGAATTATGATAAGTCTGAGTTTTCATCACCAGCACCATTGCTTGATGATGACGCTAAGTTGGAAGCAATTTGGAAGACTGAGTTTGGTTTGAAAGACCTGACAGCAGACAAAGAATTCAAATCGTATGATGATTTGAAATCACGCCTAGAGAAAGTTCTAGGACTTAATGGTGATGTACCTGCACCTAAAACTACAGTAGAGACATTGAAGGCAATGCCACGTAAAGCAGAACCTGAACCAGAAGTCGTTACTGAAGAAGATGATGATTTGGCTTACTTTGCAAAGTTAGCCGAAGAATAAAACATTTTCACTTTTCCCGAAGTGTTTTTCCCCGCCTAGTGCGGGGTTTTTCATATGGGTCTTAGATTAGACTTTTGCAATTTTTGCCAAGTTCGCTCATCATTACGAACAGGTACAGAATCTACAGTTATACTTTCCGTTGTTGAACGACCACTAGAATTGATATTCTTTGAATTGTCAATCATCGTTGTTTTTGGCTTTATACTTTCATCCATCTTAGAATCATTATTTTTATTGATAGCATCTTGTACACGTTGTCCCAATTTATTTGGTTGTGACTCTAACGGTACAGCTTTCCTGATACCTTTTGGACTTACACCAAAAATTGCTTTATCAGGTGTATTACGTCTTTCATAATCTATTGCACTTGCATCACCTCGGCCTTGTCCAGCTGTTGATGGTTCTAAACCAAGTCTATGAATAGTATCTGGTACTGTTTTTGGTTCAGATTGATACATTGCATGTGCATCAGTATGTTCTTTCAACCATTGTTCTAGACCTGCACGGTTCTGTCCATATTCTTCTTTTAGAACATTATCGTCTATCTTTGAATCTACTGCTTGTTGGATTTGTGGACGTGTAAACTGTTTATATCCTTTTGCCCTATTCTTAGCAGCACCTTCTTCTTCTGTCTTCACTTCACCACGAACTTTCATTGCATAAGGGTTGTCCTTATACTCAGGTGCATTTGGATTTTCTTCAATCTTTCTTCTCTCATAGGCTGATGCAACCCAAGGTGACAACAATGCAGCATATACTGCAGCTGCGGTACCCATTCCAGCTGGAACCAGACGACTTAAAATTCCAGATGCTACACCTGCTTCAACTCCAGCACCAGCACCTGCGGCCGCAGCAGCAGGAGCAGCTGCAGCTGGAGCAATAGCTGCAGCAGTACCTGCACCAGCAGCACCTCGACCAATCAACTTTAAAACTCCAAGAGTTTCTAATAAATTATCTAAAAATTTCTCAATAGTATCAAATATACTTGCGCCTTGGTCTATTGCTGTTTTTTTGCCTTTACTTTTCTTACCTGTGATAGCTTCAATAAGTTCTTGGTGCCATCTATCTTCTGCTGCAGCCTTTTCTTTTTTTAAGTCTCTTTCTAACTCCATTCTTTTAATATCTTCTTCTCGATATTGTTTTGTTAAGTTATACAATTTTGCCAGTACATTAGAAACACTATCACCTTTTTTCACATTTTGTTTTTGGCCTTCTGATACCTTAGTATACATTGCATTATTAATGTCACCAGTTTTACCACCTGTTGGTGCTTGATTGACAGGCGAAATGTTATTGTTTCTTGGTTTTATACCAGTAAAATATTGTAAGTCTTCTTGTTTACGGCCAGTTGCACGGCCTAACATGGCTGCACCAAGAGGTCCTGTTAATTTTTTGGCAATATTCAATGGGTCAAATGCTTCTTTGATACCCATTGCTTTCGCCTTTGCCTTTTCAGATATGCCAGATTTGATAGAGGAACCTATAGTACCACCTTCAATAATTTTTCTTGTAATTATTTCAGTTATTTTTGTTTCTCTAATTTTCTCTGCATCACGATACGACATTTCCTTTTCAGGAGTTATCTCAGGTTCAATTAACGGTATTTCTCTTGGAATATTAGAAATAGTTTTTATTGGTGAAGCAGATTCAGTCGCCTGTTGTGCAGGTTGAACAGTATCTACAGCTTGTTCTGTTACAGCTTTACCTAATGACTCTGCTTCTTTTTTACTGGCTGCTTTTCCATAACCGCCTTTTTTACCCAACACAAACCAATAACCTCTATTGTTAAAGGCTTTTGGATCCCATACAAAAATTTGTTCACCTAGTTTTTTTGTTATTTTGTTCATGGTTGAGCCATATAGGTTGGTGGTATATCTTTAGTGGGTGAAACTATCATTTGTTTGTTTGTTGTACCAGCACTAATAGAGTTTACCGAATTGTTTACGATAACTGTGTTGTTTGTAGATTTCTGTTTCAACTGTTGGTTCTCAACAGACGATTTGTTAACCTTATCACCCACTTTTGGAATGTTATCTACATCTTTTATTTTACTGCCAGAAGCAAACAATACAGCTTCTTCTTGTCTTCTTTTAACTAAACCAGGTATTATTTGATGTGTCTGTGCACCTGTTACTTTACCATTTTTTATTATATCTGCTGCACGAAGCATATCACCAGAGTCAATTGCATCTTTTAAACCTGCTTTAACTAAATCAGCAGTGCCTCCAGTATTATATGAATATGAGGTCAATGCAGCCTTTTGTTCTTCTGATAGTTTGTTCCAAGATTCACCCAAAGGTTCTCTAGCAGCCTTTTCATATTTTGGTAAATCTGTTTGTAGTAAATTAGTTGCTTGTTCTTTAGTTATAACTGTATCAAGGCCTCTATTACCTTTTAAAGGTATCTTTTCTTTACTCGCCATTACAAAACCTTGTTTCTGTTCAGCTTCTGTAATATTATGGCCATAACCTATAGCAGTACGGCCTTGGTCTATCATTGCTTTACCGCCTGCAGGTAAACCCTCTTCTTGTGCAATCACTGAAGCTGCACTAGTTGCACCTGCACCAAAGACTACACCTGAAGCGATAGTCGAGAAAGATTTTTTAAATTTTGATTGACTTTTAGTTACTTTTGAGGTAGTGGCATCTTTAATTTTATCAAGATTATCTTCTACTTTTTCTGGTATCTTTTTAGACTCTCTGATTACTTTGATTAGTTCATCATGTTTTCTTTTATCTTTTTCATGTTGCTCTTCCTCAAAGTCTTTTTCTAACTCATGTTGTATAGTCTTTTCTACATTTACCTTTTTCATAAAAGCAAACAACTTTGCAGCAACATCAGTAAGACTTTCACCTTTTCTAATTTTTTCACCTTTGACTACTGTGGTGTAGAATGCAGTATTAACTTTGCCTAATTTACCACGTTCACGCTTTGGTAAATTCTTGCCTGCAAAGTATGCCATGTCTTCTGGACTTCTATTCAACAAAGAACCAACAACTGTAGAACCTAGATTGCCTGTAAGTGATTTTGCTACGTTGATTGGGTCTAATCTTTCCTTTAGACCTGTGAGCTTAGCTTTGAAGGTATCAGATATACCTTTTTTAAATGAACCACGAACACTATTACCTGCAATTATATTGTCGGTGATGTTGCCAAACAACCCACGCTTCCTTAATTGCTCTGCACTTTCATATGCAGTAGCACGACTATATCTCTGATTATCTTCAGAGTTTGGTTCATGTAAATCGTTGGTTTTTGTCATCTACTATTTTGCTTCTGCTTAATTTTTTCGTTTTCTTGTTCGATGTATTGTATAAGCATAGCAACGTATATGTCCCTTTCCCAAGGTATCATATTTTCAAGTTCTGTCAAACTGTACTTGTGATGCTGCACGAGAGAGAAATTTGTCGTGTAATAATTTCTCAAGTTATCATGCCGCATCACTAGCCGAAAAAACTGTCGAGGCCCTCCAAATTAATTGTATGATGGAAACTACACTTCTTACATGTCATCTCTATCTTCTTGTCTAGTTTTGGCATGTTGTTGAAAAAGTTTTCAATCTTGGAAAACTGGTCTTGATTCAATGATTCTACAAACTCAATGATTTCACCAGGATTTGTTTCTTTTGCATAATAGTATTGTTCACCATCAAAGATATACTCAACACTCTCAACAATCATATCAAACGCCATGTCAGTTGTGTTTTCAAATTTGGCTGCACGTTCTATGATAGAAAATTCTGGATATTTCATACCAATACTAATCTTATCAGTCAACTTAATAAGACTGTCAGGCACATTAGACATATCAACCTTGATGTCTAACAGATTCACTTTAGATTCCATGAGAGTACCACATTTAGTACCGTTAACATCATTCTCACAACGATATTTGTTTTCTATAATCTCACCGACAGACCTTGCACGTAGGTTCAAAAAATAATACTCTACATCAATGATTGGTAGAGTATCAACATCAACGCCTTCTGTCAATGTACAATTGTGGAGGACTTGTTTGATATTTTTTTCAATTGTTTCACTATCATTAGCCTCCATGGCCATCATTAGGTTACGTTGCTCTTTGACCAAGAATGGTCTAAAGCGAATATGTTTCTTTGATAAAGGTAAATCCAATTCATAAATTGGCACATCAATTTTTGGTAAAGCCATTATATCTCCTCATATAAAAATAATTAAGTAACTGATTTATTGCGTTTTTGTTGAAGTACCATTTAATTTGAATGGGACGTAAATACTTTGTGGTTCCAATAAATTACCCAAGGTATTAAGGCCTTGATTTTGCCAGTAATCATAAGCAAAGACTACTGTTACTTTATGATATCCATCATTTGACCAATCTAAGTCCATCTGGTTGACTACAATTGGATATACATTGTAGAAATTAACTGTATAAACGGCCTTATCTTGCATATCATATTGTGTTACGGTAATGTCGGAAACAAAATTGCTTTTATAGTCAAAATCAAACGTTGTAGTTGGATTAATATATTCCATCCACACATCAAAGATGGTTCTCTCTATCATTGTATCTGAAACGATAAATGTCATCACCAAATCATTATAAGCAGAATGCATTGGAAATTTGCTTGTTGGATTTGATCCAAACTTTTGTTCAACAGTACCAAACATTCTTCCTGGTAATTCTGTAGACTCACAACGTAATTGTAATATTCTAGGCGTTAGGGTATTATTATCAGATGCATTTAAATTGTTCAAAATGTTTGATGGTAAAATAATTCTAACATCAAACCTATTTGGTCTGGCAACATCAACCATCGATTGTAAAAAATTATCAATTAGAGCATTGGTTTGGGTTTGTTTTCCAGTTACTGTAATTTTTCCTAAATCTGCGTCTGCCATTTTTATTCGTCCTGATTAAAGTGAGCCATGTGGTCTTTCCATTCTTTCACAGAATCTTGCCACACTTTTTGTGGTTTTGCACCTCTGAATTGTTGGATAGGCAACATAGTGGCTACATCCCATTCACTTGGTTCGATTGTTAATATTCTTGACCTCATATGACTATACAAATAACGTTTCAAACATGGCCTAAATTCTGCAAATCTTTTAGTTGCTGTCAATATATCATAAGACAATCTAATTCTTTTGATATCTGCATCAGGCGTTAATTGAGCATATCTCATCAGTTTTTGTAAAAACGCTACACGATACTTGACTGGCAGATAATGTAAGTTCAATCCTAAAAACCCATCATTATATTTCTCTAACACCAATACCATTGGGAATCTATCCCAATAAGGTAAGTCATCTTTAGTCTTTGGATCATAATAATAACAATACAACATACCAATTCTTAGTTGACCTGGTTGTTTTTGTCTATTCACTTCACCC